CGCTAACTGTTTTTTTGTGCTATTTTCCTTCGCTACATATGTAGGGAGCTACCTACATGACCCTACATGATTGTTTTGTTTTTGGACGTTGTTGAATTATCATGTAGGCAATGTTACCTACATGAAAATCACCTAAAAAGATCTCCCGAATTCCGGAAACGTGTTTTGGGAGGTGTACATTCGTGTGATTTCGAGGATAAATAAACATTATTTAGATAAATGTCGTTTACAAAAGTGACTAGTTTCATCAATTATTTTTGAACCACATTCATATCCGGCTCTTTTACCCGATTTCAATATAGCTCCACACGTTTTTACATATCCCTCATTAGTTTTAGTTTTGTTTGATGTAGTCATTTTCTTAGCAATAGATGTATGATGTGTTAAACAATAACAACCATTTACATCATAATAAGCGTTACTATAACACATATTTCCTTTGTTTTTCCCACTTTTAAATACATAATCACATGTATGAAATTTCATACAAAATTGCTGTGGACTATTTACACCGGGACAATATCTCATATCTTTATTTATTCGAATATGAGGAAGTAAAAAATCATGTTTCTGTCTACAATAAGGACATTTTATTTGATGAAAATCCAATTTATCAAGATTTAGATAAGAACTGGTGGTTAATGTTTTTTGCTGAAACACCTCTTTATATAATGGATAAAAATTGAATTCATGTGAGCATGGTAATTTAATAGAATTTTTATCAAGGGGTAAATCAGTTAATAAACATGTATTTTCATCACTAGATTCATCATCACTATCTTTATTTAATTCGGCATAAAAATCAATATTATTATTTAATATATAATTCATGTTAATATATATAAAATTATAAACAAACCTTTATATATATTTAGCATATAATGACAAGATACTGGGGACCATGTACATGGTATTTATTTCATACTTTAGCCGAAAAAGTAAAAGATGATCATTTTGTATCCGTCAAAGATAGTTTAATCGCTATTATAAAACAAATTTGTAGCAATTTACCATGTCCTGAATGCGCAGGACATGCTCAACATAAACTAGCATCATTAAATGTGAAAAATATTCGTAATAAACGAGACCTTAAAATGATGTTATTATCATTTCATAATGACGTAAACAAACGAGTTGGTAATCCAATGTTTACAGAACAACAACTGGATGAAAAATACAAGACAGCAAATACAGGAAATATTATTCAATATTTTTTACAAACATGGCGAAAACCAAACTCAAATCCTAAATTGTTAACCGTCAGTTTACATAAAAGTAGAGCACTTCAAGAATTTACAAGTTGGTGGAGTAAAAATTATATTCATTTTACACCCTAATTACACCGACCGAAAATAAAAATGTACAAAATATTACAATACATTTTTTATTTTTATTTTTATTTTTATTTTTTTTACGTGAAAGTCAACATTCACAATCTACATAACAATCCTCATCAGTTGTTCGCAAACAATATTCTAATTGATACCCTATTGTATATCTAGCGACTAGTTCATTATGGTCTGTTGGCAATGATGATGATTCAGATTCCTCTTTTTTCTTTTCGATTATATTTAATTTCTTTTCCATATTATCGAACACACCTGTGAACGCATCTAAAATTTTATCATTTTGTTCTATTTTGTCAAATTCTGCGATAACCTCTGGATCAATTTTCAATCGTAATGTATCCATGGTAGTCTTTAGCTCATTGTAATGTATATCCTTTTTTAGACGATAAATAATCATTTGTGCTTCAATATACAAAGAATTATCTTCATTCTCTCCATCCTCTTCAATGACATCTACTTCATGTTCTTCTTTGGAATCATAACAATCCTTACAATAACCATCGTCAATATTAGCAGCACATGAACATACCTTCCATACATAACATATTTCAGGTGTAATTGTAACTAGATTACTAATATCGCCACTTGTTTGAATACCAAACCAGAATTTTCCTTCAATTGAACCATGGTAATAACGACCCATGATGTATACTAATAAATATGTAACTACCATTACACCCTCAAATAGTTCAATTTTAATTTTTTACGATTTTGAGAAGAAATAGGAATAAAAATCGCGGTATATTGTATTATGGCTGATTCTAGTTACATGAAATGGAAAATCACGATTTTCTCAGCGTTTATTTTTTTGCTAGTCATACATCCACAAACATATAAGTTGACGCAACAGATGTTTGGAAGTATTTTAGGTAAAACTGCGGAAGCAAATGGTTGTCCCACCACACGTGGCTTGATCCTTCATACACTTGTGTATATATTATTGGTCCGTGGGTCTATGGATTTGAACCTGTTTTCAAAATGAATTTGAAAAATCATTACACCAAATAAATAATAAAAATAAAAAATTTTTATTATTTTCATCAAAAATATCATCATTCTATTTATGCGTTTGCGGAAGTAGCACCAATAATAGTGCCATTTTTAAAAATAGAACATTTAAATGTCTGTTCTTTTGGTCTTGAGCAAACAACGTTATTGGAAGGTTCTACACCAAAGAATAAAAGGTCCTTGTGGTCAGTTGAATAAAATAAAGCAAACCAACCGATACCCAATAAAAATCCAACAAGACTACCTAAAAGAACGCCACTAAATGTAGTACAACCGCCCATAATTTTAGTTACAGCGTCCAATACCAATAGCCCTGTAACAAACAAAAGAACTGGATAATTAATACCAGACATATTTTTCATAGGCATGTATAGATAGGCAAGTGTAAAAGCAATAAACATACTGTTAAACGCTGGATTAACATATTCATTTAAATTAAATGGAAATTCAATCAAATTACAAAAATGAGGAATCAATGTCTGTGATTTTATTTTCAATGTATTAAGAATAATTAAATTGATTAACGAGGCAATTAATATACCGCCTAAATAGACAAAACCTTTAATATCTGAGTTAAATAATGAAATCATCAACAAACAAAAAGCTAATAAAATAGGTGATATAGCCGAAAAAAATTGTAACATATTACTAAAATTGAGTTGCATCGCCATGATATATCTTATACTATAACAAGACATTATTCTTCAAAAATCAATTCTAATACTTCATGTATGTTATTGACAGAATGAAACTTAACACCGTGTAACATTTTTTCCTTTTCATCATTACTCTTGTATTTTTCTATAAACGAATTGTAATCCTTTTCGTTTTCTTTGGGAAAAATAAACTCCCTCACGCCACCTTTAAGTCCACCTAATATTTTTAAATCTAGGCCACCAATAGCAGTAACACAACCCTGTAAATTGATTTCTCCAGTAATAGCAATTGTTTTTTTAATCTTCTTACCTGTGAGCAAACTATAAAGAGTACAAGTAATAGCTGTACCTGCACTAGGACCATCTTTTGGAACAGCTCCCTCAGGGCAATGAATATGAATCCCTTGCATTTTGGTCTCTTCAAATTCTTTCAAATTACGCTTCAATATTTCTTTATCCAAAAGAGAAGTTGCCAATGTTTTCGCAACAGTCATACTTTCTTTCATAACATCTCCTTGAAGACCTGTTAATTTTAATTCCATAAATGATGTAGACGGGAAAAACTTCGCTTCAATTGGAATAATTCCACCTTGACCCATAGAATTTGCCCATAATCCATTAATAACACCACTAGAAGATTGAAGTGGAATTTTCTTGTCTTGGTGTTCATGACTTTCCTTCAAATATTTGTTTTTAATGTCGTCGTTTGACATAGTGATAGGTAATTCAATTCCTTCGCAATTTTTTAAACAAGACAAATTAATTTCACCGATAATATCAAAAAGCAATTCTTTGAATTTTCGAATACCTGGTTCACTTGTATATTTTTCTACAATATATACAATATTTTCATCTGTAATGTCAATACACCCTTGAAGACCCATTTTGTTATAGATTTCAGGAAGTAAATGTTTTCTTGTGATAACCAATTTGTCTTCTATTGTTAAATGTTCAAAATTGATGCGGTGAATACGATCTAGTAAAATACGATCTATCAATGTAACATCATTATACGAGAAGATAAAAAGTGCTTTGGACAAGTCAAGGTCAATACCATTGAAATATTTATCTTGAAATCCATCATTTTGTGTAGAATCAATCAAATGAGTTAAAATGCCGATAATTTCTCTACCATGTTCTGTTTTACTAACCTTATCCAGTTCATCAATAAAAATGATGGGATTCATACATTTGTTTTTCATCAATATATCGGTTATTTTACCCCACTCTGAACCAACATAAGTATAGTTGTGACCACTTAAAGTGCTACCGTTATCTTGTCCTCCCATAGCTATAAATGTAAAGGGTCTATGTTCGCCATTTTCATCAACTAAACACTTAGCAAGACCCTTTTTAGCAAATGTCGTTTTTCCCACACCAGCAGGGCCTTCAAATCCAAAACAATAACCTCCTTGTTCACCATTAATCCATTGTGCAACTATTCTTTCAATTTGTGTTTTTGCTTTTTCGTGTCCATGTACGGCTTCGTCTAAGGTATCTTTCACTTGATTCATATATCGATTAATAGATTGCCATTTATTTTCAATCGTGTCAATACTTTTCATAATAATTTCAATTAATGACATATTTGAAATATTCTTCAAACCAGATAATTGGTCAATAATATCAACATTATCCTTATACTGTTCAATAAATTTCACAATTTCACTTTTCATGAATTCTATTTTCTTTCCCGAATGAACTAATTTATGTATTTTTAGTTTATTTGATTTGATGACATTATTAATAGTACATATATTGATGATTAGATCGTCACGTTTGTCTGGTGTATAATTAACTGTTAATTTTTCTACTAATTTAGATATCATGTTCCCGTTACATTCAGTTTTAATTTGATTACATATATGTTTAATTTGAATATTGGTGATTTTATCTATAGTATAATCGATATTTCTATCACTCAAAAAATGGCTATCTACTTTTAATATATTTTCCAGTAGCGTATTAAATTCAGCTTTAATACTATCCATTACCGTCAATATCCATTCTTGTTTATAAATACCAAAAGGGATTTTCAAGAGTCCATCCAAATAACTACGTGCTTTTGATCCATTGTCGTCTGTTTTGGATTTGATTTCTTTTAATTTTGTCATAGCCTTTTCTTTTACTGAATCTGGAACTTTCATAAGACATATTTGTTGTTCGAGTGGTATTTTTCCATTATCAAAATTGGATAAGTTATTGGTATATGTGATTGTTTGTTTCATGGCATCTTTAAAAAATGTTTTACTTTTCCACGGTAAACTATCAAACAATAATGTTTGTTCACTAGTATCAATCGTACCATTATTGTCATTAGATAATAAATCATATAATAAGTATGATAAATATTGATATTCATGATCGTCTGATTTCATTAATAATTGAATCAATGTAGTACGTTGACCATATAAATCACTGTTAAGAAAATCTTTCACGACTTGTGCAATTGGTTTTTGTTTTAACAAAGAAATTTGGGTAGTATATCCGGTGTACTTATGAAATAATTCATCTTTAGAATAAACTAATAATTCTTTTAAAGTGATAGCATGAACAAATTTTTGAAATGTTTTTTCTTCATAACCAGACTGACCAGGTGATTCTTTAATTAAGTACTCTAAATTATTAGCCAAATATTCGTTATCAATACAGGTTATTAACAAATCGTCAATGAGACCAGATACAATAAGCGTTTTCTTTTCACTGACATTATGAAAGGCAATTTTAACTCCATATACTTTTAGTTGAAATGTATCACTGGTTCTACATAAATCAAAACAGTCTAAATTGGGTGATTTTTCAACAATACACATATCATCTACTATTTTATTTTTCTCAATTGATTTTCCAATAGTAAGACTATTCTTACGGTCATTTTTCCAAGGAACTATTTTAAAGGAAAATGGATGAAAATGTTTGTCCAAAATAGAATATTTACTAGCATAAAGGAGTTCTTTATCGTTAGATAGTGAACTAATATAGTCATCGCCAAATACGACATTTAACAAATCCGATATATTTTCTGTGCCGTATACTTTAAAAACAATAGATAATTCAGTGCGAATCGATTCCAATTCTTCAATAATAGTCGTAATGTTTGTTTTGTTTTTGTTTTTGTTTTTGAACAATGCCTTTATTTTTGTTAAATCCAAGTATAATCTCTCTAAAGTTTGAACACCTTGATTTAGTTCATTGGCACCCATAACATCTTGTTGTTTGTATTTTTGAATCGACAAAATAGTTTTTTGAATCAACTGATGAAGGTAACCGATTTTGTCCCCGAGTAACGACTTTACATCAGTATCATCATTATCACTATTATTCTTGGAAATAATTTTATTTTTCATTATTATATTTAGCGATTTAAAAAAATACAATTAAATTTATTCGGGTTTTCACCAAATTATCGCTAAATATATCGCCAAACATGATGATTTTGAAATGATATTAAAAATGATATTAAAAATGATATTAAAAAAAAGACTACAATATATGTAATGGGTATACCTGCTTACTTCTCACATATCATAAAAAATTATCCAAAAATTATAAAGCGTTTTCAACAAAAAAATTCGGTAATAAATCATTTATATTTAGATAGTAATTCGATAGTATATGATGCTATGCGTACTATTGAATATAGTGGAAACGATGCTGAGTTTGAACGTAAACTAATTAATGCTGTATGTAACAAGGTTGAAACTTATATACAGCAAATATCACCATCTCATCTTTTGTATATTGCTTTTGATGGTGTGGCTCCAGTTGCGAAATTAGATCAGCAGAAAAATCGTCGTTATAAGTCATGGTTTATCAATCAATATGATAAAACAGACAAATCGGTATGGAACAGTACTGCTATTACACCTGGTACGGATTTTATGAATAAGCTAAATCTTCAAGTCCGCTATCATTTTCGTAAACCATCGACGTATAATGTAAAGCAAATTATTATTAGTGGTAGCGATTTTCCAGGCGAAGGAGAACATAAAATATTTGAGTATATCCGTGAAAATACAAAAGAATTGGAAGATATGAAAACGGTAATTTATGGTCTTGATGCCGATTTAATCATGTTAACTATTAATCATCTACAATATTGTAAAAATATGTATCTATTTCGTGAAACGCCTGATTTCATCAAGAGTATTGATAACTCATTGGATCCTAATTTGATGTATGTAATTGATATTCCTGAATTTAAAAATAATCTGGTTTATTATTTGAATAATGACAAAGAGCCTGAGACGGACGTTGAACGAAACCGGGTGTTTGATTATATATTTATGTGTTTCTTATTAGGGAATGATTTTCTTCCTCATTTTCCGGCACTCAATATTAGAACTGGTGGAATGGATGTTATTCTTGAAACATACCGTAAAGTTTTAGGTAATAGTAATAAAAATATTATACACGATGGCAAAATTGTGTGGAAGAATTTGCGTTTATTGATAGCTGATTTATCAAAACACGAGCATACTTATATTGAAAATGATTATCATTTACGAAATAAACAGGAAAAAAGACCAGTACGTATAGAAGAAAATATGACTACATTTGACAAAGAAATGCTTCATGCTCCGTCAAAGGAACGACAAGTAGAAAAATATATCAATCCACGAGACCGTTTTTGGGAAACGAGATATTATGACATGTTATTTGATTTGGATATAAATGATGAATGGCGAAAAAGGATTAGCTTGAACTATTTAGAGGGATTAGAGTGGACCTGGAAATATTATAGTAGTGGATGTGTGGATTGGCGATGGACATATAACTATCATTATCCGCCTTTACTACAGGATTTATTAAAATATGTTCCTTATTTTGATACAGAATTAGTAGACGAAAAGGCGAAAAATCCGGTAACTGAATTGGTTCAATTGAGCTATGTATTGCCTAAGAACAGTTTATGTTTGTTGCCTAAGAGAATAGAAACACGATTACTAGAACAAATGGAAGAGTCGTATCGCGAAAATTATGAATTTGAATGGGCTTATTGTAAATATTTTTGGGAATGTCATGTGAAATATCCGTCAATTAAAATTGAGGATTTAGAGCGAATTATTGATGATGTATAACTATTCGCTCAAAATAAAAATAAAAATAAAAATATTATATAATTTTATACTGTCATACTATGCCTGAACCAGTTGATAATAAATTATATGATAAGATTAAGAAACGAATTTACAAAAAACAGCCAAAACATAGTGCGTATAGAAGTGGTAAGGTTGTAAAAGAGTATAAGAAACAATTTACCAAGAAGTATGGAAAACGTAAAAGTCCGTATAAGGGAGCAAAGACCAAAAAACGTGGACTAACTCGTTGGTTTGATGAAAAATGGGTGAACCAGCGCGGTGAAATAGGATACAAAAACAAAAATGATATTTATCGACCCACGCATAGAATCACTAAAAAAACCCCGACCACTCACAAAGAGTTATCAAAAAAACAAATAAAACGCGCTAGAAGTGAGAAATATCGTAAGGGTCGTGTGTATAGATTTTTACACACATGAATATTCAAGGATGTAATTGTTATACTTATGTATCCTATCCAAAACTTAAACATAATTTGTGTAATATTGTATATGGCGCAAGAATTTTCTGGTGATAGAAACGATTTTTTAGCAATATTGAAAAGTAATCAGGGAGTAATGATATTTAAATATACAGCGGATTGGTGTAAACCATGTAAAACCATCAAAACCTTAGTAGATTCACATTTTGAAACATTATCTAGTGAAAATACAAGGTGTTTTGAAGTAGATATAGATGATAATTTTGATTTGTTTGCTTATATGAAGACAAAAAAAATGATGAAAGGTATTCCAACGTTAATGGCTTATAAACAAGGGACAACTAGTTTTATTCCAGATGACAGTATATCGGGAACAGATGTAAATGAAATAATTGCGTTTTTTTCAAGATGTAGAAAAATGTAATTGAAGAAAATACAAACAAAATACAAACAAAATACAAACAAAATACAAACAATGTAATTCTCGAAAATACAAATTAAAAATATAACTTATTGTATATCTAAATGGAAGGTCTAGATTTAAATATACACAATTATGATTTAAATGATTTATTAAATTTGTTTAAGATGCCTTTTCACTTTAAAGAAGAGGATTTAAAGTCGGCAAAAAAAATAGTATTGAAAACCCACCCTGATAAATCCAATCTAGATAAAGAATATTTCCTCTTTTTCTCTCAAGCATATAAATATTTACTTAAAATTCATCAGCTGAGACAAAGCAGTACAACAACGAATTCCGAATATGAGAAGGATGATTTATGGAGTAAAGAACATAGTATTTTAATTGATGGTAAAATAAAAACAATGTCTCAAACAGAATACACCGATTGGTTCAATAGTACATTTGAAAAGATGCGATTAAAGGACGACGTTGAAGAAACAGGATATGGTGATTGGTTAAAATCAGACGAAGATGTAGTTAATGAAACAATATCTAGTACTGGTCAAATGAATGAATTCATACAAAATAAAAAGAAACACATGAGAGAATTAATAGTTCATCAGGACTTTCAAGATATGCAAGTAGGTACAGAGGGTCAGTTTGATTTAGTGAGAGAAACCCCTGGAAACTATGGTTCATCTATGTTTGATAAATTACAATTTGAAGATTTGCGAAAGGCACATTGTGAGTCTGTGATTCCAGTGACGGAAGAGGATTTTCATCAACGTAAAAAGTATTCGAGTGTGGACGAATTGAATAGGGAACGAACCCAAGATATGGTTCAAAATCGTGATGAGTGGATTTCTTCACATGAAGACAAATTAAAGAATACAGTAAATCGTGACGAAGATGTCAATATTCAACGGGCATATAAGTTAATGAATCAGGATGAAATGATACGAAAAAATCATAATCAATTTTGGAATGATTTAAAACGCATAGGTAATTGAATGAATAACATAGTATTTTACAATAGTTTACAATATATTTGAATAATAGCGTGACAAAAATTTATAATAGTATTATATATACAATATGAAATATTACGTGAAATATATTTTTGTCATGCTGTTATTATTTGTTCTAGGATTTGTTTTTGAAAAATATAAAAAAACAGAGGCTAAGCGAGACAAAATGGACCAATACGAATTGATTAAGAAATATTTATTAAATGATTCTACTTTAGCTAGATCAGACAAACCAATATTATGGATTCATGTAGCCTTTGAAACAAATGCAAGATGGTGGCCTCATTTTGCTTCTCGCAACACTGAATGTTTTAATCAACCATACCAATATTTAACTATTAAATCAATTGTAGATAAATGTGGTGACTCATTCAATGTTTGCTTATTAGATGATAAATCATTCAACAAAATTATTCCAGGTTGGAGCACAAAGGTAGCAAATTTACCCAATCCACTTCGTCCACATTTAAGAGAATTGGCAATGGCAAAATTACTACAATGTTATGGTGGTATGACTATTCCATCATCATTTGCTTGTAAAAAAGATTTAATTTCACTGTATAATAAAGGTTTGTCCGCTACACCCATGTTTTGTGGCGAATTACCCTCTAAGAGTGTAGTATCTAGTAGTATTGATTTCTTCCCAACAAATAAAATAATGGGATGTAAACCAGATTGTGAATTGATGGGAAAATATGTAAATTTCTTGGAGATAACTGTATCAGAAGATTACACAAACGAAATGGAATTTACAGGCGAAACAGATAATTGGTTATATAACCAAGTAAAACAGAAAAATATCATGCCTTTAGACGCTATTTATTTTGGGGCCAAGATGGCGGATAAAAAACCAGTGTTAATAGATAATTTATTGGACGATGACGATGATTTTTCTTTACCACCAATATCATATGGTCTATATATTCCAGCAAATGAAATCTTATCGCGAACAAATTTTCAATGGTTTGCAAGATTATCAGCCGAACAGGTTTTAGAAAGTAATACAATTATTGCTAGACAATTATTGTTATGTAATGAGTAAAAGAATTTATATTATATTAATTTATTATTATAATATATATTATATTATGAGTAATACTCCAAGTATTAGTATTATAACCAACAAAAATAACAAAAATAACAAAATTTACAAGGATAATATAATTGACATGTCCTTGAATTATTGTTTGGCATTAAACGATACAATTCATGATTTTGGTGGGACTAGTGGAAGAGGTGATAATATACAATCTATATTAAAAGGTATATTAACGGAAGCTGAATATAGTCCTTTTACATTCTATGGTAATAATAAAATAATTAACAAATCACCATTTGAAAGAAATATAGAAGCATATATATTAGATAATTATGATTTAATTGGAATACCAGGTGATACATTAGATGGTGAACCTTTCTTTATATGGAAAGTTACTGGCGATGATGGAAACCTATATGAAATTAATGTTTACAGGTATGAAAATAAAAATTCTTTTGTTAATTACGCATTAAAAATGAATATTTCAACTATAATTGAATTAACAGAAGATGATAAAAATAAAATTTATAACAACCCTAGTGAAATACATCCATCTATAGATACATTATCAACCATTTTAATAACTGATAAAGAAGAAAATATAACCAAGTCAGTGTCACAATTGCCAAAAAAAAATAGATTAGGGCAATTCATAATGAAATTTTATTTTTTCGGTGAAAATAATAATAATTTTATTGTTCATAACGCTGATGCTGGAAGTGGCAATTTAAAATGTGCTTTCGCTAAAGGGTTTCAGGACAATGTTTTAGGTGTTGTAAAAAATACAACTAATTACGGGGATTCAGCATATACTTCAAGTGGTACAAAGAAAGTATCAAAATGTAAAGATACTGCAGATAACAATCCAAATCCGTTTTTATTAGATGTGGGTGCTACAATCCAAACAAAAACAGACAATGATGGAAATTTAGTTTTTGAAAAAAAAGATAAACAACGAGAAAATATCTACAAGCTTCCGTCTATTTTTCCAAAAACAAGATTAGATTCTAAATATGAAATCTGGATTTTTAACAATAATATATTTACATATGATAAATTTATAATAGGATTTAAATCTAGACCAAATAACCAATGGATTCCGCATCAAGCTCCATATAATTTTTCTTTAGTTGTTTATAAAAGAACCGGTACTGACAGAAATGAACAAATCACTGATATTTTAAATACAAATCCCGATCCAATAGGAGAAGCACCCTTCTTTGCGGATAACAAAAACATGAATACAAAATATTCTATGAATGGTCCTTCTGTTATTTATTTGAAACAATTAATAGGTTCTATTATGGAACAGAAATTTGATTTTTCTGAGAAAGGATTTCATATACGACCAGAATCAAACTGTATTTATTTGGGATCATTGTTATACAATGTATACAGTAAATATATCAAGGAGAATGCGAATACTCCAGTTATTCAAAAGAATATATTAATTAAATTATTATTAGATTTAAAAAGATGTGGTGATTATGAACAAGTAGATGCTGTAAAGGAAATTCAAATACAAAATGAAGGTGTTAAAAACATTTTTGGATTACAGGATATTTTATTTACTTCAATAGATAGATTATGTACTTTATATAGCAGACATAAACAAAATAATTGTATGTGGGTAAAGCCAGGTGAAAGAATATATACGATGTATAGACAACCCTATATTTATCCATCACCCGAAGAAATGAAGGAATTTCATGATCGAAAAGCATATATTCAATTTAAAAGGAAAGTAGAATATATTAATAATTTTTTAACAGAAATTAACATTTATAATAATAATGATAACACAACCCCTCCAGATGTCAATTCATTATATTCACTAGTTAATAACGATTTTAAGGATGTCTCGGGTAATGACGATTCTTCTAATATAAAAAGAATTTTTTTTGAGATTTACACATATCAACAAAATCGTTTAACAAATCCAAACGGTCCGTATATAGGTAATGAAAACCTAAGTGAATTAATAGAAACATTTGGAAATATAGCTAGTAAAATGGACGGAGATTTTTCTAAAACATCTACAGTTATACAACTCAATGGTAATGACATATACATAAATTTAGGTACCAGTGGTACCGTGAATGTAAACGACCAAACCCAAAACAAAACCAAAACTATTAATGAATTGTTTGATATGTTAAATCAAGAAATTTATCACGATTTTAACATCATTACAATACCTGATTTAGTATATGATCCGGTCGGAATGAAAAATAAAAGGATTTCATATGATATTGTCACCATGAAGAATACAAAGACGATAGATATGTTAACACAATTAAATAAATACAACAACAACACGCAGATAAATAACGAACCAAATTATTATAAATCATACTATAACGACCTTTCAAATATAATGAAAAATTTTGACTCGATTGGTGATCCGGTGGAAAGAAGATCAGGATCTACTGTATCAATGACAGTTTTTACAAAAAAACTTACTGATTGGTTATATCTAAAAGGATTAATGGCTATGGTAAAAAATATTTTCAATATAAAAATAAATGAAACAGACGCAACAAATGTAGAAAAGGTCGTCAGTTATCTAACAAATAAAATTATATTTATGAGTTTATCTGATGTATTAGATGATCCTCAAGATACTGAATATAAAGAAATCATGAGTCAAAATAAACCCTATCAAACAATAATAACTAATTTAATTAATGTTATAAATGAAAATAAAGTTAATATTAACATAAATGAGAATATAAAAAATGAAATTTCTAAAACTACTGAATTATATAGTAAAATCAAAAAAAATAAACTAGACGCAAAAATTGCTCGCCAAGACAAATTAGAAGCAAAAAAAAACAAGAAGATGTCCAAAAATAAAGAAAAATATGAAAAACTATTAGATATAGATCAATCGAAAAGGAAAACCCGAAGTTCGTCAATAAAAGAAATACAACAGAAGAAGATGAAACTTAGAAGTAGTTATAAACAAAAGGGTGGTGAGACAGCAGTTATAACTAATCAAACTGGTGGTGGTGAAACAGGATCAGGAGAGCCACTTTTAGGGGGGATGTTTTATGATATGATTTATGATAATACTGGTGATATAATGAACCAAATTTATAGTGATCATTTTCCAAATGAATTATTACAAACGCTATTATTAAATTTTGATATCAATTACTCTGGTTTTCAAAAACGGAATACATATATCCCGGTTGATAATAATACTAATGTTGTTGTTAATTCTACCAATGATGATGACGACGACAATGATGCAATTAATTTTTCAAATGTAGACGACGCAATAAAAGATAAAGAGCCATTAGTTTTGGATAGAAGTGAGTATATGACCCAATATTTTACTGAACTATATAACTATTTATCCATGAATAACTATAGTATTCGTGATGAAATTTCGAGATATATTAGAACCGATCCTAGTTTAAATGAAATTTTAACTGAAGCAAATAAAAATACATATATTGAAAAACTAAATGTTCTAGCAAATAAACCAGGAGACATTTCTGGTATTGATATTTCTAATATTGATACAATTTTATTCGAAGATACATGGTTTACTGGAGAAACTGGTGAAGTAGGACTTTACGAAATTATTTTAAATTATAATGAAACAAAAGTAGATGATAATAAAAACGTTAATAAATTTATCAATAAAATAATATGCAATGAAGAAATAAAAAAAACAATTAGTGATGAATTTGACACAATGACAAACACCATTTTTGATATATTAAACCAGTCGTCGTCGACATATTACAGAGAAAAAAACATTTTAATTAAATTTTTAAATAACGGATCTGATTACTACAACAGTAACGAGCTTACTTCACCTAATAAGGCGTTTATTGATGGATTTTGCAATATATTAAAATTGGTACTTGATTTTACAATAACAGGTGACGTTATCAAATATAACAGTGACGCGAAAACATATAAAATATATTTAGATATGAGTAATGCAACGATTGATACAAATGCAGATACAAATGCAGATACAAATACAAATATACCTGTTAATGTAATTGATAATGTGGTTGACGTTAGTTTAAATAAGGTTATTGATTTTATAAATACGTCAGTAACTACATCAGCGAATAACACAAGATTAGATACGATAAAGTTTAAAGACGGTTCAAATATAACAAAATTGGATATTAGTGAAATACGTGTGCTTATATATTATTATTTTAGTTTATTAGTAAATATATATGGTGATAAGGATAGTGATTATTTCCCAATGGAACCAACAATTAATACAGCTATTAAGAAGTCAGTATATACAACAAACATGGATGATGTTGGAAAGTTTTTCGATACTAAGGATAGTATATATAACGGATTAATGGCATTATGTAGATTACTTTCTATTGCTGAGTGCCCTGAACTATCGAGTGAATCTGGAACTTTTGGGGGTGGGAAAATAAAAAGAAGAACCAATAGAAATAAAAAGAAAAGAAGGAATAAAAAAACACAGAAAAAAACAAAGAAAAAAACAAGAAACAAATCGAAAATAGTAAAAAAACAAAAAAAAACAAAGAGAACAGTAAAGAGAACAGTAAAGAAAACCGCAAAAAGAATAGCAAAGAAAATGTAAATTTATTTTTAATGAAATTTCTCTCTATAAGAATTAAAAATAAATGTAATAAGGAATGTTGTATTTTGATTTGCTGTATGTAATTTTGGTAGTGAACATGATAGAATGAAGTTTACAAATTTGACGTATTATTGTACATATACCGCTATAAGAACGTTTGCGATCAATGTAAAATAACTTTGCCGTATGATAATAAGGTTTAATTTGTTCTAAAAATTTTTCTGTAGTTGACTCTATTTCACCGCGTTTATAAGACGTCAAATTAAATATATAATATTTCTCCGTCTTTTCACAAACTCTTTCTAAAAATTCAAATAATATTTCACGCTTAATTGGATTTTTAAAAGTTTGACTCATTCCTAAAAAATAAACAATGTATATTTAGATTAGATTAAAATTTTTAACTTGGTGTATTGGAAAATACTTTTGATAAATTATTAGTGAATAATGCCAGTTCTATTTCGTCTTCGTGTATATTGTGAAAAATAGTGATATATTTACATAAAAGTTTAATAGTTTCATATTTTTGTGTTTCATTTAATAAGTATGTCAATTTCACGTATAAAAAATAATTATCATAAATATCCATTACAGAATATCCTCGGTCAAATAAATCGTATAATATATGTACACCGTCACTTATCGCCTGTTTTAAAATAAAAGAGGTATATTTATCAAATATTGAAAAACTAATATTAGTACAAATCTGATCTACTAGAGATTGAGTAACTGGTTCATTCAAAATTTTAAATTTTTCTAGATAATTCAATAAAATACGCACAGATCCATTTGCTAATTCTAAAATATTTTTTTCAATAGACGCATCTATTGTAATACCTTCAATATTTTTAACATTTTGTAAAATATTATTTAAATAAGTCGTTGTTAATGGTTTCATTTTAATAATGATTTGTCTAGATTGTAAGCTATCAATTACCTTTTGAACATTTGAACAAGAGGAGATAAAATGAACATTATTACTATATTTGTCTATACAATTTCGAAATACTTGTTGGCTTTGTTCATTAATATTATCAATATCATCTAAGACAACAATTTTTTTTTTATTGGGAATAGAACAACGTGTTTGGCAAAATGTTTTCACATCGGTTCTATAATACTGAATACCTTGTTCTTTAAGACTATTGATAACTAATATATCATCATTATATGGAATATCACCATAATATTCCTTTATAATAGCATTTACTAAGCAAGTTTTTCCGGAACCAGAATCACCGATAAATAAAAGATTGAGATTATTCATAGAAATCATTGTATTTAAAATCTTAATAATATCATCATCTATTTGAAAATCTTTAAAATAACTTGGTTTGTATTTATAAATAAAGGGCATATTTGTTTTCATCATTATATATAATTATAGTTATTCGTTAATAACTATTTAAGTAAATGTAAATATATATTATAAATGGAAGATTATTATAAGGTCTTAGGTGTAGAAGAAAACGCGAGTCAAGACGATATTAAGAAGGCATATAGAAAATTGTCGTTATTACATCATCCAGATAAAAATCCTGGAAATACCGAAGCAGAGGCAAAATTTAAAAATATAAATGAGGCTTATCAAGTTATTGGAGATGAAGATGAACGAAAAAAATATGAGATGGGTAAACGAAATCCATTTGGTAATATGGGTGGCAATTCATCTATGCCTCCAAATGCTCATCATGTAAATCCAAATGATCTTTTTAAAATGTTCTTTGGATCAGGTGGTGAAGGAATGCCAGGTATGGGTGTATTTGGCGGAATGAATGGATTTCCAGGTGGAAATATTCGTGTATTTCAAAATGGACAACCAGTCAACGTAAATTCACTTAACAAACCACCTCCTATTATAAAAAATGTAACTATTAGTTTGGAACAAGCATATAAAGGTGATCAAATACCAGTACAAGTAGATCGATGGTTGTTTGAAGATGGTATTAGAAAGTTGGAAAATGAAACGTTGTATATACCAATAACGAAAGGTCTGGATGATAAAGAAATCATTATCCTGAGAGAAAGAGGAAATGTAATGGATGCCAATTTAAAGGGTGATGTCAAACTTATTATTAGTATCCAGAATTCAACTCCTTTTAAACGAAATGGATTGAATTTACATATGGAGAGAGAAATCACTTTAAAAGAATCTCTATGTGGCTTTGAATTTATTATCAATCATATATCTGGACAACAACTGCGATTTAAAACTGAATCAGGAGTACCTATACGCGATGGATTAGTAAAATCTATTAACGGTTATGGTATGGAGAGAGAAAATAATAAAGGAAATCTATGTATCAAATTTAATGTAAAATATCCGGATAACTTAACACCAGAACAAGTATCAACGTTAAAATCTATATTATAATTGTATATCAGATTGTTGAATAATACCGAAATACCAAAATACCGAAATACCAAAATACTAAAATAATAAAAACAATATTGTTTTTAATATTTTATTATTGTATATGAAGAATCATAGTAAGAGTGTTCGTCGTAAAGGGAGTTCTTCTACAAATAAGACGCGTAAAAATAAAAGTGATAAGATAACAAAAAAACATATTATTCGTTATATGTTACAAATGTTGATTACTGTCAAGTTATATCACTGGAACACATTGTCATTTTCCGTTCATAAAGCAACAGATGATTTATATGGAGAATTAAATACATTGATAGACCAATTTGTAGAAATATTATTAGGTAAGGACGATAATGTAAATGAAAAGAAAAAGCATGAAATTCTTGACACAAAAACACTACAATTGAAAACTTTTAAAGATAATAGTGGTTTCAAAAAAGAGATAGATTCGTATAAAAAATTCATGATTAATTTAGGAAATCAGTTTAACCAGAGAGAAAATAGTGATATATTAAATGTTCGAGATGAGATTCTTGCTACACTCAATAAGATGTCTTATTTATTGACATTGAAATAAGGAGACAATCATTCACGATTGGATATAATTTTACATGCGAAATAGGTTTTGACTCTGTTGCAATTCTATTGGACAACACGGATTGCCTGGTATTAATTTTCCATTAGTGTCTAATGATCCGGGACTTGAACTAGCACGCCGTTTTAAAGCACGACGAGTAGAAGTGCTAAGAGCACCGATACTAGAACCGGGCGTGAATTTATTTACTAGATTTGTTTTTACATTTCCGGTAAATAGTAGTCTTCTCTGTCCACCAGCAATTGTAGGCATTATACTATGTATCAATATTTAAATTCGCAAAGTATTGTATGTGACTATTATTACGTAAATTACAAAAGTATATTTACGTAATATACATATATCTAATATATTTACACACTTGAATATTTAAGAAATTCTACTGGATTCAATGTCAGCTGATACCAAGTAAAGTGAATTCTCAGTAACAATAATGTATTCACCTTCAACCTTGTAAATTTTGGCAATAGGACTAGTATATTCGTCTTCGCTCTTTACAAGTAGCTTCTCTTGAGTAGCTTTTACACCGATAATAACCTCTTTATCCAATGAAGCAGTCCAGTAATCAGTTTTAATTTCTTTGTCTTCGACAATGGCTAATTTCCAGGCGTGTTGAAGGCATGTATTTGATGGCATTCTATATCCAGATCCAGATCCCGATTCAGTATTATTTTGAGAACTCATTATATAAGAAAACAATCATTATTCTTTAAATACTAATATAAGAAGATTAATTATTTATTGTTTTAGCCGGTTTACTATTGAAAATAAATTTATTTGTGCAAATAATTAAAATAAAATAAAAAAACAATATAGATAATCATGAAAAAATATATTTTAAATTCCATTGAGAATTATAAAAGCGAATTAATGGAGAACGAATCAATATTATTCTTAAAGTTCGTAGCTATGATTCATGAAATGATTATATTATGTAATGATCGTATTACTACCGAAAATGAAGAGTACATTAAACATATATTGATTACTGGTATTAAAAACACAACTTATATTTACAAGATTATATTATTATATACCAAAAATTTGGAATTAGCATTATATCATACTCAAAAATCTATATTGTATTATGTAGAATTTATAAGCCAGGTTGGTGAAGATTCGCAAAATCTTTTGAAATTAACAACAAAAGACGCTACATTATTTATCTATAAAAAAACAGTATTTGATATAAACGATGAATATAAACAATCCTACCAAGAAACAAACCAAACAAAAACCATAATGAAACAATTGGAATTATATATTGATATTTATAATAATATAGTAATTCATTCTATTTCATTTTTTGACTTGAAACAATACACGTTGACACAATTACAAAAAAATATACTTACAAAAGTATATAAAATAGTAGAGGCACTCATTCATTTACACGAAATACACTATGAAACCTCGACAAATATAGTATCAAATAAATTAACTGGATTATTAATAACAATAGATTGTTTTAATCAATCATATCAATACGAGTTTATAAACAAGAATTATACACATTTAATTGAATATTGTATAAAAAAAATATACAAAACGGATATAGATAATAATAAAATAAAAAATAATTTATTATCAAATTCAAATGTAGATATAGAAACCATTATGCGAGGTTATTCTGTGTGTAAAATTTTTAATTATTTGACAAATTAGTTAAATATCAATTTAGCATGTTACGTCATTATCAACAAAGATGGTTTTTTTGCGAATCTTTTTTTTCCGGTCCACTTTTTTATTCGTACAATCCATTTCATTATTCGCACAGTGAATGGTTTCGTATTCCACATTTAGAATATTCTTGATGAAATTGTATATTTGATACAATACAAATTCTTCACATTTTCCAACAATCAATACACTACCCGTCCTAAATATCATAAATGATACTTGTTCAAAATCTTTATGATTTGGTTGTTGTCCGGTTTGGTCTGTAATTGTGTTGTCATAATAGAATTTACATTGAATTCCTGGATAAGAGCAAGCATCGAAATTACTGTTTAAACGATATTTATATTTTAAAAGATCATATAACTTATCACGGTCTATGTAATATCCACAATTGAAATTCGAATTAATCAACACTGTTTCATTTTTTTCAGGCAAATAAGTCAAATTGCCACCCCCTACAAATGGACTAAGTATATTTACTAGTAAGTCTAATGCTTTTTCCAATAATTCGTCGGATTGGATTCCCGGAATTTCCATTTTTCCAGTATTAAATACTTTAATATGCACTTCTCTAAAAATATCATTTATGAATACCCTCATAATAATAACGAAACAATTGAAGAATGCTCTCTTTTGTTTTATTCTATAACTCAAAAGATCTTTTTTACATGTACCAATACTTATCTTACGCTGGTCTTTGTATTTAATCCTGCCTTCTGGATTTTCAATATGTTCAATTATTTGCTGGTCATAACATTTGATGCCTAATAACTGATTTTCAATATATTCAGTATCTTCCTTATCTGTAGATGAAAATTTAATTTGTTTTTTAATGATACCGCATTTAGGCATACTATAATCCAATATTGGAATATTCCAAAACACATTTTTAATATCGATATTTGTTTGATTTAAATAGCAAATTTTCGTTTTAGTAGATATATAAAGGTCAGAAGATTTAGGAATATTGTCTACATCATTCAAACGAAGTATATCATTATTTTTTTCGGTATTTTCTATACGTTTTGTTGAAATAGATGGTATCTCTTCATAATCATAATCATCTTGTAAAAAGTTTTCCCAATCATCATCAATATTTTCCATCGTTACCTTATCTATATTGTTTTGTTTAAATATATTTATTTGTATTTAAATGATTCAATTATTTTCTATACGTATACTAAACTATGGATAGTTGTTCAACAACATACGAGAGAAGCGTTATTATCCCAATCCAAAAAACTTCGTCCTTTGAGAATAAAGAACTAAGTTTAAACCATAATTTTATTGATCCTACTAAGATGTCACCACCAAATAGTTTTATGGCAAAATTAACTAAACGAATGGACAATTATTATTCACCAACTGATGTAGAAAAAAATCATTTTTTTACAAGTAAATAAAATATGTATGTATTTCTGTCGACTGTATAACCTATGTGTTATTTTACAGTTGTTGTAAAAAAATGATTCAATTTCAAAATAACAAGAGGTAACATATAATCAATATTTAAGTCTGGTATATGCATAATATTCTCAACAAACTCCAAAAATGATGATGTAATAATATTATTACGTGTGCGGATAATATGATTTAAATAACTCTTGACAATATTCTTCTTTTCAATATTGTATTCATTACTTATTTTGCGAATAAAATTTAAATTAATATCAAGTGTAGCATTTGTTATACTCGTTGTCAACATATTCCATAAATCTGTCTGTATAATTTTTTTACCGTGTATTATCTGGTGATTTGATTGCATATAGTTTATCATACTACGAATATCAGAGTTGAATAATTTTTGTATTAACTGGATAGTGTCTGTTGTATATTGTAGCTTTTCTTTTTCATTAATAATATTTAAAAAATGAATAATTTCATCTTCGGGTAATTGGTTAAATCGTAAACGAACAAATTCGTTTTGTAAAGCCTCATCTATACGACTAATATAATTACATATTAAACAAAACCTGACATTTGATTTGTAATTTTGTAATAAATATCGAAGTGCTATTTGAGCATTTTTTGTCATATAATCTACTTCATCGAGTATGACAAATTTCATACCATTATTAAAAAGACTTTTTGAGTTTACAAATGTATTTATTTGATTTCTAATAATATCAATACCACGTTCATCTGACGCATTTAAATGGATCATAAGGTTTTTATCATTGCTAGCGTCCTGATGGGATTTTATCAAGTTAATAATACTAGTTGTTTTTCCAGTACCAGGTGGTCCATAAAATAATAAATTTGGAAAATGTTTTGTCTTGATTATATTTTCTAGTATTTTTTTATTCAACGGGTCTAGTACAATATCATCAAATGTATTGGGACGATATTTTTCTACCCATGGAGTGAAACTATTCATTTATATTATAGTCTCGTCTAATATTTAAATAAAAATTGATTACTATTAATATAGAAAAAATGGGAAATATTAATAGTAATATGACAGAACAAACCAATCATGGATCTTTACAGTTGTTTATTGGCCCAATGTATGCTGGAAAAACCAGTAAATTAATAGATGTTTATGAAGATTGTGTTGAAAATGAAGAAAATTGTGTTATTTTAACTCATTCAACTGAAACACGATATTCTATTGATAAATTAAGTACACATGACCAAAAAAAAGTTTCCTGTTTTAAACATGAAAGTATTAGTGAATTTATGAATAAACGAAAAAATGACATTGAACAATGTAGTACTATTTTAATCGATGAATCACAATTCTTTACAGATCTAATTGATGTATTACAATTAGTTAATCAATTACATAAGCGAGTATTTATATTCGGTCTCGATGGTGATTTTCAAAGAAATAAATTCGGTCAAATACTTGACTTGATTCCACACTGCGATACAATTGAGAAGTTACATGCTAAGTGTAACATTTGTGATAGTGAAGCCATTTTTAGTCACAGAATAACAGAGTCAAATGAACAAGTGTTAGTCGGGTCAAATGATGCGTATCATTCATTATGTCGTCATTGTTATAATAATTTCAATCAGCAAAAGTAGTAAAAATATCATAAATATAATAAATAGATAATTTGCATACGGATAATTTGTATTTACGATACTCGATAATATGACATAAAGTATATTTAAAAACCATTTAAATTAATGTCGATTATTAATTATAAAATGAGTACAGAAAAAGATGGTGTCGTTGGAATAGAAATAATAGAGCCTGTTATTATAGAGAAAAAAAAAAGAGGTAGAAAGAAGCAAATACCAGTCATAGTAGAATCTTCTGATAAATCAAACGATAATATAATAGAAGATACAGATGAACCAGTTAAACCAATGCCTAAAAAGAGAGGACGGAAACCAAAAGGTGGTAAAGTTGTTCAAGAAGTATGTATCGATAACGCTACACATATTAACGAACCTAATATTATCTTACATTTAAGATGTTCAATGGATGATATTAATGAAAACGAAACATATTCAATGAAATATAATCCTAAGATTGAGTCAATTCAAAGTTTTAATTTCGATACTACAAAAACAGATAATCTATTAATGGAACAATTAGATGAAAATCATACAAATGACACAAATACATTAATGAAACAAACTACATGTGAAGAATGTGATGGCGATTACAATGAAAATAATACAACACAACCAATTTCAAATAAAAAATCATCTGATGTAGATTCTATATGGGAAAAATTAAATGCGTTAAAAGTAAATTTACATCGAAACAATATATCAGACAAACGTTCAGCATGTTTTTGGTGTACTCATGATTTTGACAATCCACCTATTTTTATTCCAAAACACGAATTTAAAAACAGTTATCAAGTATATGGTTGTTTTTGTAGTCCAGAATGTTCCGTAGCACATTTAATGAATGAAAAGATAGATTCATCTGTTAAATTTGAACGTTATCAACTATTAAATCATGTATATGGTAAAATATATAATTATGAAAAGAATATTAAACCAGCACCCGACCCACATTATTTATTGGATAAATTTTATGGCACTTTGTCAATTAAAGAATATAGAGACCTTTTTAAAACAGAACAACTACTAATTGTTGTAGAAAAACCATTGACACATGTTTTCCCTGAATTATACGAAGACAATACCGATTTCATATTAAATCAGCGTACTATCCCAAGTAATTCTACATTTAAATTAAAACGTAAGAACAGTTCAAAACAATCGTCAGTAATTGAATCATTAAATTCAAAAAATAAATAGTCACCAGATATTAATACAGCATATTACCTGTGCTATTACATGCTATTACATGCTATTATCATAATATTCTATATTTGAATATTATAATATTTTCGTATATTTTTTATTCGTTTTACAATCATTTGTATTTGTTATTTATTCATTTACAGATGGTAATATAGTTGATTTTTCTTGTGCATCTTGTGTCTCTTTTGCTGTTTGCTGTTGCTGTTGTTCTTGCTGTTGCTGTTGACGGAATTTCTGTATTTTTTCCAAATATTCCTTTTTTTCTTGATCCATACGATATTTTTTAGCACCAGTATCCATTAAATTACGTATTTCACCATATATCATTTGATTCGCACTTGAAGACGATGGCGATGACGTGTTATTTTTGTAGTCAATGTCAAAATATTTGTTAAGGACTTTCATACAATCATATTGATTGTCTTCTAGTTGTTCTTTGGCTTCTATTTCTGTTAATTCGGTTTGTCTACATATTACTTGAACGAGTTCTTCTTTTCGTGCATCTATTTGTTTTTGTCGCATAGCTAATATTTCTTCTTGTTTAGATTGATTTAACACAGATGTTTTGGAATTATTGTTTGTAGTAATGTTTGCAGAAGTATCTACTTGTTCAGTCATTCTATAATATATTGATTAAATATTTTTTAAACTATATTAAACGAATAGTCTTATATAATTCAATGGAGTATATTAAATCAAGTTCAACTAATTTAGATAAATATATTGATGAATTTCACAGCGAAGTTAAGGAGACATTTGCCAACTCTTTGACTAAAATATATAAGGCTGAAATTAATGTATATCGTGATTTGATTGAAACAGTTGTTAAACTACCATTTATTCAAGAAATTATTCATGAAAATAATATGCTAAAATCAAAATTAAAACAGATGACCGAAGAAAATGATACTATTAAATTAGAAATTCATGATAAACCTTTAATAAAAACAGATATAGTAGATATTGAAAATATACCTTTTACAACAGAAGTAAGTAGTGAAGAAGAAGACGATGAAGAATCATCAACAGATGAAGAAGAAGAGCCATCAGCAGATCAAGATGAAGAAGAAGAAGAGCCATCGGCAGATCAAGATGAAGAAGAAGAAGAGCCATCGGCAGATCAAGAAGAAGAGCCATCGGCAGATGAAGAAGAAGAGCCATCGGCAGATCAAGAAGAAGAGCCATCGGCAGATCAAGAAGAAGAGCCATCGGAAGATCAAGAAGAAGAGACA